AAAAATGGCTCAACTTTAAATGAATATTTAGCAATGCCTATTGAAATAACAGGAGTTAGTACGGAGTCTAGTGGAGCACAGAATAGACCAAAATTACAGATAGCAAATATTGCATACTTAGCAAGAATAACAGATTCTATAACTGCAGGAGAAAATAGTGATGGTGTTGATGACGAGCTAACTCTTCGTCAAATGTTGCAAGATGAAGGTATAATAGATATGGATGACCTTCTTTTAGCAAAACTAACTTACAGAACAACTTTGATGAAATACACCTCTAGAGTAGGCGATAGTCCTTCTTTACCCGTAGAATATCCTACTTCAGCATATTATTTAGAAAGACTTGCTTCTGATAATAATATTTTTGTTCAATTCGACCTTATAAGCCCTGCAGATTTAGAAGGATTAAATTTACCAAATAGAGTATCTGTAGGAAGGTATTGTGCGTGGGAGTATCAAGGAGCACTACAAGGGAGAGGGGGGTGTACGTATCCTATGAGTAGTAGCTCAAGATGGTTTGATAAAGACGATAAGTTAATAGAAGTAGATATTTCTCAAACATCTATTCCCGTCTATAACTCTTCTACTAACTATTCTATAGGAGATCAAGTTAGGCAAGTAGAAACTATAGAATCTGAAAAATATGGAACTCAAAGCGGACATAGATTTTATATTGCAGTTTTACCTAATAGCGGATATGCTCCCGATCTATACCCTCGTTATTGGGAAAGATTAGATGTTTGTGGAAAAACTTTACAAAGCTGTAGAATACGATACCAAGGTATAACAACAGACATGGTAACAGATAGAGGTACTTTATTAGGCACTGTGCCCGGAGATGAATATTTAAATGGCAATGTTGCTTTACCTTTTGGTGGCTTTCCAGGAGCACGAAAGTATAAGTAATGCTTCAAGAAAAAGAACACTTTAAAAAGGCCGTTCCGATGGAAGCATGTGGAGTATATACTAGAGAAAAAGGCTTCATTGCTTGTAAAAATACAGTAAACGAATTAGATGGATTCTCTTTTTGTTTCGATGAATATTTAGATTTACACTCTAGTTATACAATCACAGGAATAGTTCATAGTCATGTCAATAATCCAAATACTGCTTCAGAGCATGATATAGATAACTGTAATGCTACAGGAATTCCTTATTACATATACTCATACCCGAGTATGGAACTAAATATTGTATTACCAAAGATAAAGGTTAGGAGTAAAAACTAATGAAAAGAAAAGTTATTTTTCACGGAGAAATGGCAGAACGATTTGGAAAAGAAAGAGTTTTAAATGTAACTTCTTTTGGTCAAGTTGTTCGATGTTTTTCTGCAAACTTTGACGATTTTGAACAATATCTTAGAGACTGTCACGATAAAGGAATAACTTTTCATTGTAAGGTAAACGGTAAAAGCATTCAAAGCGATGAAGAAATATTTTTAGAGTACCCTGAAGGAGATATAGAAATTATACCAATTCCTGCAGGAAGTCTTGGATTTATCAAAAAGTTTTTTAAAGCTGTTCTTGGGGCAGTTTTGATGATTGCCGGCTTAGTTATTGGAGGTCCTCTAGGGCTTGCTTTGATATTTGTAGGTAATGTACTATTTTCTGTAGGTATGGCAGAATTACTTGCTCCAGACCCTTTGGATACGAAAAAAGATGCAAAAGATGCTGACTATATGTATAAAGGAACAGCACAAACAGTAGGGGAACGAGACCCAGTTCCTCTTTGTTATGGAGAAATGCGCATACCTGCAAGAGCAATTAGTTTTGAAGTGAGAAATGAAGCAGACACTATTTATAGTGAAACCGGTATGTGGGCTTGGACTGGATACAATTCTGGAGGCCAGTCAAATCAAAGCGGGTCGGCAGGCACAAGCGATTCTGGAAATAATGCGGTAAGCGGCCCACCTCCTGGAACCGTTAGAAGTACTTCAAAAAAGTAGTAGGAACCAATAAAATGGCAGAAGAAGATTATTTAGGAAAAGTAACTGGAGCAGCGGCACAGAATATTAATATTACAGATATTTTGTGTGAAGGACCTATTGCTGGTTTAGTGCATGGGCCTTACTCCGTATATTTTGATAATGCGGTTGCACAGAATACACGATATAAAAGATGGACCCCTGCTCAAGGTTATGTAACTTTTAATGGCACAAGTAGTACAGGAACTATTGATTCCAATGTAGTTGTGGATGAAGATATAGTTTCTACAGATGAACAGCCTATAATTTTATATCCTACTACCGATTTTGAAGTTAGAATTACTTCTATAAATATAAATCGGGGCCAAAGAACAGATGTTATGTTATACAGACCACAAGGGGGTTTTAATGCCTACGGAGGTACTATAATTAACACCACGGGACAATACTCTATTGGTCACGGAATTTACTGGGAGTTAGAAGATGGTTCATATCAAGAAGAGCTATATTGGGGCTTCTTAAACATTACTACCGATACTAGAGCTACATTTACTGTATATAATCCTCCTGACCAAGGACTTTTGCAAGAGCATATAAATTATGTAAACAATGTTAGAGGCGATGTAAATGGATTTTTAAGAGAATATCAATTTGTCAATGGAACTATTGATGGGTCTAATTCAACAGTAAATTTAGCTACTGCTGTGCCAGACGCAGGCACATATGAAGTAACTACAGGAACAGTTGTAAGTACAAATAGTAGTCAAGATGGTCATCATGGCTCTACTAATGATTTTGATCCTACTGTTCCTATTAGTAAAATTGACAATTTGTATGTACAAGAGTCTACAGGCACTTTAAATCAGCCTCCTTTACGACAAATAGCAAATGTAGGAGGAAGCCAAGCATTAGTTGGTGTTGTGCCGCAATCAGCTACTGGAGAGATCAAACAAATTTTAGCGGGGGCAACATCTTTTCAACCTATTGATCAAACAGGCCTTCCAAACATAAATAAAAGTGATGAAAGTTACCCAGGTAATCCTGATTTAAATGGATTTACGGATAATGCCCCAAAAACTCTTGTATCTTCTGATTTTGGAATTGCTACCGTACAACAACTTGATAATGTTGATAAAATAACTTTTCAAATACAGTACCCTAATGGTTTAATTTATTATGGCGGGGATACTGAAATTAATTACTATACTTGCTATGCTATATACCAAGTTTATATTTTATTTAAATTTACTGGACAAAGTACTTTTAGCAGTCAAAAATATTTTATTTGGAATAATGGAATTAAACACTATGGAAAACGACAAGGGCCCATTGTATTTGACCATATTATAAATATAGCTAAGTATAGACAACAACTTCCTTCGTTTGATGATTTTCAAGTAAATATTGTAAGATTAACAAGAAGTGCCGGGACTCCTATAGGAGCTTATGGAAATACTGTAGAAAGAGATAAAAATAAATATACGGTTGTGGCTGCTTCTAATATTGCAGCTACAGGTGCATTAATAGAAGATGTTCTTACTTATCCATATTCTGCTGTTGTAAGTAGCACTTTTTCATCTCGACAATTTACAAAAACTCCAAAAAGAAGCTATCATATTAGAGGAAAATTAGTAAAAGTTCCCAGCACATATACTCCTCGAGAGAGTACAAATAGAAATAAAGCTATATATGATGGATTTTGGGACGGTACTTCTTACACTGAAAATGTTTATACAAATAATCCTGCGTGGATATTTTTAGATATAATTACAAATAAAAGATATGGGGCGGGAAAGTGGATCGAAGATTTTAATATAGATGTTTTTTCCTTATATAGAATTTCAAAGTATTGTGATGAATTAGTAGAAACAAATAATACTATAGGAGCTTCTAATTTAATTTTAGGTGAATACCATAATATTGAAACTTTAGGAAATACCGACTGGAATGCTGTTGCTAGAACTTCAGGTATTACTTACTCTGTTGGAGACACTATTCGCGCTCTTACATTGGGCTCAGGAACAGGAAAAGCAACTGTTTTAGAGCCTCGTTATACTATGAATTTGTTTTTGCCAAAAGCAGAAGCAGTTTATAAAGTTATTCGTGATATGGCGGGGGCCTTTCATTCAATTCTGTTTTGGCTTGACTCACAACTAACAGTGGTACAAGATACTCCAAATCAACCTGTGTATAGTTTTTCTAAAAGTAACGTTATTGATGGAAAATTTACTTATGAATCTACAAATGCTAAGACTAGATATAATCAAATAGTTGTTAACTGGAATGACCCCAATCAAAATTATGAATTAGTTCCTATTATTATAGAAGATACTACTAATATTAAAAAAATAGGAAGAACAATTACTAAAGAAGTAGTAGCTTTTGGCTGTACTTCAGAAAGTCAAGCAATTCGTTTTGGTAAATGGCATCTTTGGACAAGTTTAAATCAAAAAGGGGCTGTAACATTTCAGACAAGTTTATTTGCAACTTACGTAAAACCCGGGGACATCATAAATATTCAGGATAGTGATAAGTTCCAAAGACCTTTGAGCGGGCGTATAAAATCTTTTGACGATACTGCAAATACTATAACTTTTGATCGTGAAGTTGAATTTACTGGGGGTGTGTATACTTTAAACTTAACCTATACTGAACCAGTAGCAATTTATACAGGCTTAGACAGTATTACCATAGATGGGGATACTTATGAAAGAGGAGACTATGTTCCTGCTGCGTATACGTTTGAAAATAATGCATGGCTTAAAAGAAATCTTGTAACAGAGGCTCGCGCAATAAATGCACATAGTTCTGCTTCAGGGCCTGAAATACCTTTAACTTGGAAAAAATATACACACGTTAAAGAATACCCCATAACTAATCCGGGCACTACTACCGATACCGTATCTTTGACAGGATCTTTAGAGTTGGAAGGCTGGGCAATTGGAGCTGTATGGAATTTGCAACATCAAACAGCAAATGATGTTGAAATTGCAGGATCAAAGAAAACTTATAAGGTTATGGCTGTTTCTGTCGACAATAAAAACTTATATACTATAAGTGCGGTTGAACATTATAATCAAAAATTTGAAGCAGTAGACAAGGATTATAGACTTGGTGTAATACCTCCTTCTATTTATGATAGTAATGAGCCTCAACTTGTTCCTCCTCCGAGAAACTTTACTGTTTCGATAATTCCACAAGTTGGAGGACCTCCTACACAAGACTGGGTTGCAAACTGGGAGCCTCCTGTTAAAACAGGAAGCCCAGCAAACAGTACTAATACTGCTGATTTATATGAATTTGTGGCTGGCTATGAAATAGCAGCCGCAGATGATTTAATGCCTGATCGAATGACTAATTTAACAGTTTCTCAAACTTCATATATTTTTGCAAGCCCTCCTCAGGGAGAGTATATTGTAAAAGTAAGAACAGTATCATTAAAAGGAAACTTTTCTGAGTGGGTAACTGCTGAGTTTTCAAATATAGATTCTCCCAGTGAAACACAACCTAATGATATAGAATACATATATGGCATCCCTAAGTTTGCATACTCAAATGTAGAGGGCTCTATTAAGCATATAAGTTCTACAGCAAATAGTACAGATTCTGAGTACAACTTTAATGGAACTTATCACGGCATTTACAATAATCAAGCAAAAACTTTTAATAATAAACAGCCTGATGCGGATGAGTTTATGGTACGAAGATATGTAAATCCTCGTAGACAGAGATGGATTTATATATGGGCTGGACAAGTAATCAAAGAGCTTTGGCTAATGAATGCTAGTAATACACCCCTTCCTTTTTTATATGAGGGAGAAATTTACGAAGTGGGAACATTACAGCAGACTCTTCAGCACGGTAACTTTACGTATGAATACTATTCAATAAAAAGTACTAATGTAACGGGAGCAGAAGATAGCTCAGTATGGACTTTTGACGCTTTTCCTGCAGAATTGACAGGCTATGGAAATCCTGACGCAGGAGATAGTAAAGTAATTACTGAGGCTTCAGGAAATGGAGTAGTAAGTTTAGCGGGGGTACAAACAAATGATCCTCGGGAACTTTATATTGTATTTGATTATAGCACTCCAAAAGTATTCATGGGAATGTTTGATGTTGCAGCGCATCAAGGAGTAGGTCCCGGGGTTTGGAGAGATATGGGAGACGGCAGCGATACTTTAGATGATAGTTATACTTTCTTTTCTGGATCGGGCTCAGTAGATGCCTATAGTAGAACTGTAATAGGAACAGGAACAAACTTTACTAATGACTTTGCAGTCGGAGATATTATAGGACTAGAGAATATCACCTCTATTAGTAGTACTGATACTTTTATTGGAAAA